ATGATCCAGGTGGATTGTTTGGGGCCGCCTGTAAAGGGAAGCAATTCGCCGTTATAGCTGATCCAGCCATTGGCCACCGTGTTACCGGTTTCCTCCATGCCCGACACTATTACTGCGTTGCCTACCAGCCTGGCCAGCCCTCCCAGTGCATCCCGGTACGACTGCTGCATGAAGTCCAGCGTGTACTGGGTCATCGGGAACCCGCCGAGGTTTGTAAGTTGTTCTACTTTGTTCATACTTTTTGAATTTTATAGCGCTTGCCGGCCAGTTTATAATTGTCGATCAAGGCTGTCATTTCATTTTCATTATAGGTCAGATCTGCTGGCACCAGCACAAAGAAATCGACCGAGTCACTGCCTATTTCAAAATCTGTAAACAGGTACACCGGCTTGTTCTCTGTTTCCTGGTAGATGTATACCGGTTTGAGCTCCTGTTCCTGGTAGATATATTCCGGCTCATAGACTAAGGCATCTTTAACCTGGATCCTTCGTCCGGAGATATCATACCGGTCATTCAGCAGTCTTTCCATGTATACCACCTGTGGTGTGATGTACAGCCGGTAAAGGTTAGCGTCTCTGTTGCGCCTGAACTGCTGGTACAGGTAGTTTACCGGGTTTGTTAAGGCCTGCAGCCAGGCCACATGTCTTACTTTTCTCAGTCTTGGCGGCAATAAGAGCCTGACCAGTTTGGGGAGATCTACCTCGAATAATTTACTCATATGATTGCGCTTTGTGGGGTGTAGGAGATCTGCAGGTCAGCATCATTCAGGATCCTGAGATATCCTGCATCGGGACTGTATTTCACGTCAAATGCCATATAGTCGATTGCTCCATATCGCGCCTGCGCCTGTTCAATATGAGGGATTACCACGCCGTCTACCTGCTGAAGTGCATCCACGAGGTAAGCCAGCACCATTGTACCGTTGAACGGAAGATTCTTCAGGTATTCCCTTACTTTCTTGCCTACAGGGTTGGGGTCAGTGCCGTCAAGCCTGGCGCCTGTGTTATCAAGCACGAGCGGATTGTAGTAGATGTTCAGCGTAAGCTTCAGGCTATCAGCGGGCCGGCTTTCTATGATCAGGGGGTTAACTCCTGCATCTTTGATGCGGCTCATATACTCTTCAAAAGCAGCCAGCTGTATAGGCAACAGGGCATCCAGATCGCCGTCCACTATCCTGGCTACTTTAAGCCGTAAGCCTTTTTCCTGTTCCATTACCGCGCTGAAAGCAATGATTTTCCTTGCCGCCACTTCATCTTCGGAGAGGCTGGAGTTGTCGTAATAATCTTCCTCATGCACCAGCTCAGAACCATGCTGAAAATCTCTTGCCTTATTGGCGTACCAGCGCAGGCTGTGCGGGGCTTTTTCGTTGATCAGTGTAGTCACCTCGTTCTTATGAAGATCGAACAGGTTCTCAAGCGCCCAGGCTGTTACCGCTACAACGTAGGTCCACAAGCGCCATATAGCCGTTTTGCTGCTGCTGTTCAGATCAGCCAGCCCTGTTGTTGCCGTTATTCTGCTGATAATATCATCCTGTATTTCGGTGATTGTTCTTGCCATAGTAGTTTTTTTTCTTGTTTTAACTCACACGGAAATCAATCTGTATTCCCATGTAACCGATACCACCTTTGATGGCTGCTTCGTCTTCTGCAGTGTAGGCGTTGGAGGGTGTTACCTTTTCATCTCTCAGGGTCTGGAATGTGCGCCTGTCAATGATCTCTATATCAGGCGCCCATAATGTGCTGCCGGATGTAAGGTCGTCGGTAATGCTGATACCATTGGCTATCGCAAAATCGAACAATGCATCAATACCGCCTTTTAACTGCATGGAGAGGTCCAGCAGGCACTGGTGGGGTTTAACATTAACTGTTTCCATAAGCTGCATCGATATTTAACTGACCGGTATTGGTGATGTTGATGGTTTTTACCTCCATTCCGTCAGCGGTGAATTGTCTGCGGATCTCCCGCAGCAATGCGGAGGTATCATTATCCTGCAGGTAACCAAAGGCGTCGATGCCTGCTGCGGGGAATTCTTTGATGTTTCCCCTGTTGGTCATCAGCAACAGTTGCTGATGCTGCAGATCGCTGAATCCGGCTGCCAGGTCGCCCGCATGGAGGTCAAGGTCCAGGCTTTCATTTAACAATATGTCTTTCATGATAAATTACCGTTGAATACACCGCCTACGGGGCCATTAGGCGCCGTCAAACCGGTGATGTAGTTAATCTGGGCTGTTCTGACATAGGCATCCACGGCTTCTGCCAGTTTACTGCAAAGCAGGTTCAGCCCTTGTTCTTCATCAGTATCCGCATCTTTCATGCTTTTGAAAGCATTTTTGATACTTTGTTCCAATGCGCTTTTGTTCAGGGGCATAGCATTATTTTAAAAGTTTAGCCAATCGGTTCTTGATAGCGGTAAAGGCGGCCTTGTTCATCGGGGCGTAGATAGTGATGATCTCATCCAGCAGATCGTCCAGGCATTTCTTCAGGGAGTCGTTGCCGGTGCTTAGTTCCAACCCGTCCTTATCCAGTTCGAGGTATTTCCCGGCTACCCTGCATTTTATCATCTCCGGCTCCTCAATGCTGATCACAATGTAATGATCGCTTTTATTGATCCTGGCAATAAGCACACTGGTTTTATCAGCCGGAAATACAAGCAGGCCTTTATCATCAGCTTCTATCACCGAGCGCAGGCGCACATTTGGTATCTTCAGGCCTTCAAAGGTGACCACGTCAATGGTCCCTTGTGCCTTATCCAACCGCTCTACCTGTGCAGGTATGATCGTCGCCTTTTCCTTATTAAGGTTCCTGAGGCCTTCAATTAGTAGTGACTGTTGTTTGCTCATTCTGCTTACTTATTTTTTTGCCTATTTCACAGATCCTTCTTCCTCCGCCGGTACCGAACTTCACTTCAGTGCTTTCTAAAAGATAGGTGCCTTCCCGCTCGCTGTAGTTCGGATCCTGGAGAATAACCCGGTAACCGGGAAGGGCAAAGGGTTCCAGGAATCCGGTTACTTTTCCTTCATAACCGTCATATCTCAATTTCCCTGCTTCTGCTTCCGCCACTTTTTTCAGCTCTGCCTGTGAGGTAATGTTGCGTACATGGATCGTCCTGATAGCGCCACTACTGTCACCGGCCTGGCCTACAATGGCTTCATTCCTGTTAGTAAAGGAAACCGCCCTAACCTGCACCTTTACGTCTTCAGCTCTCCTGAATTTCAGCTGGTCATCTTTCACCAGGTTCCATCCTATCTTGTATTTAGTCTGGTTTTTATCCGGTTGCTCGATATAGGCCAGGCCTGCATACAGCTCATTTTCTGTAAAGTAGACGGTGAGGTAAAGATTCTTCTTGATCCAGTCCAGCGCTTCCGTTCCACTGATATTGCCTTCGCAGATCTGTTGCACAGGCATGTCCGGTATACTTTTACTCAGCGTGATATCTGTGCCTTCTACCAGCATGGCCAGCAGGTCTTTCAGTTTCGTTTTGTTATTGTCTGTTGACCATAGCACATTCTTCCGCCTCAGCTGCCAGCTGTAGCCTTCACACTCGATCTCGCAGGGAGTGGCTGCATTTACTCTTTTTACAAAGCCGCTGAACTCACGTTGGAGTTTATCATCGTTGTCATACCCCAGCCATATCTCCACTTTATCTCCTTCCCGGAAGGTGCGTGATGTAACAACAGATTGTGGAAGATCTTCTGTCTTCGCCTGTAAGCGGGCGGACGCAGGCAAGGTGATGGTGGCGGTATCAACAAAAGAGTATATGCTTCTTTTTATCTTTACATCTGTTACCGCCATCATCTTGTACTTACCTATTATTATCTTGCATTTGAGGGTGAACATTATTTAATTATTAGGTCAAATGGATGATCACTTACCAGGTTCATTTCATAGGTCTTGACATTCTGCGTACCGCTTACTTCCGGCCAGGTGATATCTGTGATGACCACTTTATTATCATCCGTCAGAAAGATGTTTGTCAACGCGCTGATGATTGGAAAGCTGGTGTTCTGCTTATAGAGCTCGTGTATGGTCCTTATATCATCTTCCGGATAGCTGTTATCTTCCGTAATAATGATGCCTTTGATATTGATCCGGTAATCTTCCAGGCTTATCAGTTCTTTTACCGTACCGATGCGGTTTACCATAGCGGTTTCCACAATGGTTTTCTTGCTGGTTATCTTGATCACAGGATTAGGCAGGTTCACTTCTCCCAGTTTTACCGGCATGAAGTAAGGACGCCCAAAGAGGCCTTTAGCGAAATAATCGATCTTTTTTGATGACTGCTCAGGCTGAACAGCTACATCAAAGACGGGTGGATGATAACCCCACGTATCCCGGAAGATCTTTTGTATATCGAAACTGGTTGCCATATAATTATGCTATTGCGTTTGCACTGTTTAAAACCCGGAGCAGGGCTTCTGTCACTATCTGCTCCATATCCGACACACCTTCATTTACGGTGGCGGCATGGATGTTTATATTATCAAACAGCTTTTGCAGGTTGATAATGATATTGCGTGCTCCTCCGCCGGTGATACCTTCCGCTTTATCCTTCGCTGCACCGAGCCCAGCGCCTGTTTGTACAGGTGATTGGCCAAGACCAGCATAGCTGGCTGTCGGTTGCATCCTGGTTGCGGGAGTAGTAGCCGGCATAAGGCTCTTCAGGGAGATGGGCTTCATTTTCACACCATCATCAAATCCTTTAGAGAAAGCGCCGCCCAGTTTCCCCGCATTTTCAGCGGCATGTTTCACTGCATCTACTCCTACAAGATCCTTCACGGCAGTTTTTCCGGTTTCCCAGGCCTTGCTCCATTCGCCTTTGAACATATACATGATCGCCTGTCCCAGGCCGCTGATCCCACTGATCATTCCTTTGATCCTGTCTATTACAAAATCTTTGATCAGTGAGCCAAATGCCTTCAGCCATTCCCAGACGCCGACCACTGCTCCCCTGAAACCGGAGAACGTGTTCCATGCATAGAGAATACCGCCTATCAGGGCCACAATACCGGCTACCACCAATCCGATGGGGTTAAGGTTCATCACCATGTTCACAATTCCTTGCCCTATTGCCCACAGTTTATAACCTATCAATGCGCCGCCTATCACTACTGCCAGTAATCCTACCAGGTCTGAGTGCTTTGAGAGCCAGTTGGCCACGTTTTCAAGTACGGCAGCCATGGGTAACAGGGCATTGTCGATAAAGTTGGTAGCAACAGGCAGTAATGCGGTACCCAATGATGTTCCCGCCATTTCCATACGCTCGTTGAACTGCTGCCACTTTCCGGTCGCCGTTTCGCTCTGCGCCTGCATTGAGCCGAAGAATTGTCCGCCCGGCCCGGTAGCTGAGATAAGGGAAGTGGTTAACTGATCTGCGGAGATCTTTCCTGCGTTCAGGTCTGCCTGTAACTTGCTCATGGCAATACCCGAGGTTCTTGACATTTCTTCGAGAGGGTTGAAACCTGCACTCACCAGGTCTTCCAGCGTATCGGATGTCAGTTTTCCGTCTGTCTGCACCTGGGCGAAGGCTCCTGTCAGCGAATCCAGCTTTTCCGCATTGCCTCTGCTTACATCACCCAACAGGGTAAGTGTAGGAACGATGTTAGCGGCGGCCGTGCCTGATTCCAGCAGTGTCTCTGCGTTCTTCATCAGTTCATTGCTGTTGAAGGGAGTGGCGATGGCCATTTCCTGCAGGCTGCCGATCAGTGCTTTTGCAGTAGCTGCGCTGCCGGTGAACTGCTGAAAGGCGGCTTGTGTCTGTTGAACATCCATCGCCATTTTGAGCATCGCTGCCCCACCTTCAAATGCGCCTGAGATAATGTCGCCCGGCTCGAATTCTTCTCCCTTGTCTTTATCATCTTTTTCACCGGCATCCTTGGAGGTCTTTCCTACCTGGAGAGCGCTGGCTGCAGAGACCCTTCCACTTACCATTTCAATCTGGGTGATGTGTTCCCTGAGTCCGCTTAAAGACGAACTCAGGGTATTGTTATTTGACATCACGGTTTTCTGGAGGATGGATACTTTACTTAAAGCAAACTCGGCGGCTGTACCAAGGTGGAGATACTCTTCACTTGTTGTTTCTGCCATTTTTCTGTTTTTTTAGCACGATCTACCTTGAGAGTAATGGCAATCCCTTTGACTCCCGCTGCCGGATGTCGTGCAGTTGTGCAAATTTTTCTGCCCACTGAGCATCAGTAAGCTGCGAGGTGTCAACCTGGGGCAGATAATATTCGAACAGCGTTTGAATATACCCGAGCGGGTTTTTATCAAATTCGCCGGACGCCTCGCTTAAAGCTTTTCCACTTCCACCTTTTTCGCTTCCAGCAGTTTATCCAGCTGTGCGCCCAGGCCATACAGGTAAGACTTGTCATTCAGTATTTCTTCGTCTCCGCCCAGCCAGGTGGCTTTCAGGATGGTTTCATGATAGGCCAGCGGATCACCTGCGATCAGGGTCATGGCGTAGCTTACTTCATCCCTGTTAGGCTTTCTGCAGTAACCAGTTTTGCCATCAGCAGCCGTTAGTTTAAATACATCTTTATATTTCTGCTTCCAGGCTTCAATGTGGTCTTTGGTAATTGCTACCGGTTTTTCTACTGTCATAGTATGTTAAGTGTATAGGATTGTTTTAAATAAGGTGATCGTGCTATGTGATGATTATACGTTTTGCTGCAGGCCCATGAATACGATGGGCATAGTGATCTCCATGAACTTGGCGCCTTGTTCCCAGCCCTTTTCAAATTCCTTGAACTGGAAGCCGCGGATAATATCCGTACGCGGAGAGGACAATGCATCTTTCACGTAGGTAACAACGATGTCTGCTGTGAGGTCCAGCAAATCCCTGCCACCAGCTTCCTGTACGGCATCAGCCAGTACATCGTATTCGAATTTCAACAGCTTGATCTCTCCTTCATAGGTACGCTTGCCGCGTTGAATACCGATAGGCTCATCACCGGCGCCATGCAGGTGTTCTTTCTCCTGCAGCAGTTTATATTTAATGCCGCGGATACCTGTCAGTTCTCTACCCAGCAATACCACCTTCATGCTTGCCCAGGTACATTCTTTGTTGTCAAAAATCATATGGTTCTTTTTTTAGAGTTAATAACAGCTTTACTGGAGAGCAGGATTGGTGAAGCCGAGCAACACTTCGATTGTCTTAGTGTATCCCATCGGTACAATGGACGCTTTTACCGTGATCTTGCCGGTGCTCAGCACATTCTGGCTGGCGTCAATGTATGCGCTGAAAGAGCTGATCTCATCCACCATCGCAAGGTTTACGGCAGACTCTATCTTGTTCTGCAGGTATTTGATCACAGGTACACTGATCCTGCCGTTTTCATCAATGATGATCTCATCATTCAGTTCTTCCACATAGGTCTGATAGCTCACCATACTGGCCTTGTCTATCACGCGGCCTAATGCCAGCTGGCTATAGTCATCTGTAACAGGGGCGCACATAGGGTCGTCGTTCAGATAGTAACCGGAACGGCCGGCAAAGGTGCGCAGGAAGATGTAACCTTTGTCATGCAGCAGATCACCGGATGTAAGGTCTTCCACTTTTGTGGTGTTTACATATGCCGCCAGTACGGGCAATGCGCCGTCTTTAACGCGGCCTATGTTACGCTGTACAGGAATCGCTGCTGCACGTCCGAGCACTAATCCAACAGAGGCGCTGCCATCATTGGTGGTACTGCCTATCACAATACCGGCATGATTGGCGGTATAGGTACGCAGGTCTTTCACTACAGTCTGGCCGGTGGTATCCAGCTCACGGCCTTCGATTAATACACGTACGGGCTTGTACTGTGCTGCATAAGCCAGCGCCAGTTGCTCCGCCTTTGTAATGGCGTCCAGGCTGTCTTTGTCCAGGCCATCCGCCAGCACTGGCGTGTAGGATGCAGCCGGAGTACGGGCCAGGCCCAACAACTTGATACGTCCCTGTGCTGCATCCAGCAGTTTAGCAGCGCCATTTTCGTTGGTAAGGTCTGCCATTTGTGTCAGCGTTACCGTGTCTGGCACGATCATGATATACAGCTCTGCGCCTTCACCTGCCAGGTCATAAAATTCTTTAATGTGGCGATGTGCGCTGGCATTGCTGCCGACAGCCAGAATATCGAGGTCTTGTGCCTCACTCAGGCTGAAGATCACTTTGGGCGTGTTCAAGGGAAGACTGGCGGTGGCTGCTCCGGTCAGTACTAATCCTGCTACACCATCATCGGTTGCGATGCGTGCTCCCAGGTTGCCGTTTCCTAATGTAATTGCTACTTTTGGTAATCCCATTTCTTACTTTTTTTGGTCATTGTAATTGATATAAATTGCTATTTGCTGTAAGGAGATATCCGGTGGGTATCCCGGATAATTTCAGGAGTATCTGGGGTTGCTTCTGTTCAACACGTCTTCCAGCCGTTCCATCACTTTTGTGTTGTTCTCTATGACTCCCTGCATTTTTTCGCGGTCATCATCGAGGTATTGTGTCAAACGGTCTTCCAGTTTTATCTGGCGTTTCCATAAGATCCACGCAATACCTATTAGAACGATCACTGAAAATGCCTGGTCGCCGAGCCGCTGTAAAACGGTCTGCTCGGGGTCTGAATGTATAATTGCATTTAATAGTACCATCTGGGGTTAACAACATTTTCATTTACGTTTACCTGCATTGTCTGCAAGCGATTACAATACAAAGAAACAACATCGGGGCACGTTGAAAAAATCAGGAAACAATGCTTATTCTCTTATTGTGCAATCATTCTTCAATCATTGTTCAATCATTAAAAGTGAAAGCGGAAAAGAAGTGTATTGCAACGACCTTTACATCCGTTAAGCAACGAACATTTTGATCATTTAAATCATAAAGAATGGATAGTTTATTTTCAAATCTCTTCCTTGCTTTGGAAGAACGTATTGTAGCCGGAGTGCCTTTAGTGAAGGGTGTATATCCTGAGCTTTCACAAACAGAGAATTACAATGGCAGCCCCTCCGAATGGCCATGCGTATTTATTGATTTCACCAATCTTACTTATTCGGAACAAAGCTCCTTTATACAGGCAGCATCCGGTGAACTGCAATGCAGGATGGTATTCAAAGTTACTAACGCAGCCGGTTCTGATTTCCTGGATACGCCCACAGCGCTTAGCCATTATGAAGCAGAACTAAAATTGCATCAGACACTGCAGGGATGGACTAATGGAACCGTCGCACCATTAACCCGTATAAAGCTGAGCACTGAAGACAGGGATGATGCATTCCGTGTGCGGGTACTTACTTACAGCCTTAACTTTAATGAGTATCCTCTCCAATCTCCAGGCAGCGATATCCCAACACCATTGCTTGAGCTGTTATCCTGATAACGAAATTAAAAGCGATCTCACAACATGCAATAAAAAAGCCGCTGTAAAAATTACAGCGGCTTTTTTATTGCTATTACCAGGCCCACCAGGGATATAGTATTTTCAATTGTTTCAGGTCCGGTTGTTCTTGTTTCATGATCTGTTCCAGTCTCTCACTATTACATTGCAGGCGGTAAATAATGTTACTATTCTTGATCCAGAATTCACCTGACAATTCCTGGATAGCCATATCATATCGTTTGCCCAGTAATTTGATATGGTAATAATACCTGTGCAGCAGACATTCATCTCTGAGCGCTATCATATCAGCTGAACGTCCTTTCCTCGTTGTCTTCCTGACAGGGTTTTCAATATAATTGTTGAAAAGCGATTGTTGTCCTCTCATAATCGTTCTTGATGCTTTTTTTGTGATAAAATAATAGCCGCTTCAAAACCACCGGCAGGCATGGATGCCCGTGATTTTTTGCAGACAGGAGTTAACCCGGTCAATAAATTGTTAGAAAGCGTGCTGCTTACAGGAAGCTGCGGGTAACAGTATGGGCTGCCATCCTCTAAACAGCCCTTGTAGGGTGTCCAATTATACAAGGGTTCTCATAACTAGTTATTTTGGCTTAATAATATTAAAGGTAGGGAGGCACTTACTATCCATTATGCGTAGTGAAATTATTTTTGGGAGAGGGAGAAAACAAAAAAGGGCAGACTTGCGTCCACCCTTTAAAGCTTGCGGAGGAGAAGGGATTCGAACCCTTGATA